CGTATTCATTTAATTTACCAGTATTGTTTATGTTATTAATATACTCTCTCAATAAAGATTTTTGGTCTTCGTTTAAGCTTTTATATTTTTTATTAAATGATTCAACAAGTAATTTGTAAGATATTGCACGAAGGTCTTCATCTTGCTTACGATATTCTTCCATTACGGTATCTTTCAATTTAATATCTTTATTTTGAATTGATGAATTAATAATGTTTTCGGCAATTGTGAATCTTGATGCAACTATATCAGTCGGGTCAAATTGTTCTGCTGATGATACTACTTCAAATATTTTATAAATTGATGCAAGAGTTTTATAGTTTGATATTGGTGATTTAATAAATTCATCCAAATTATAATTCTCTTTTATTACTTTGATAAGATTATATTTTTCTTTTGTAATTTTTGTTTCATCTAATCGCTTGCGGGCTTCGCATATAGTATCAATAAACTTCTCAGCCTTTGATTCCGAATTGTATTTTTCATTAATCAAATATTGATACAACTTTAATTCCTTTGATAATTCTTTTTTGGAATTAAAATACTCTTTTAGAATTTTTTCGGCCGTTGATTTATTGGAAGACATTATCTCAGAAGTAATTTGTCTCACCAATAGCTCAAATATAAAACCAGTGTTTTTAAATTTTGAGTGTTTTATTTTCTTCATCAATTTATATTTTGTCAGGTATAAATATACTTTTATATTTCTTTATTACAATTTCTACATTTAATATGTCAAAATTGTTTTTAAATAAGTATATCGTTTTTAATTATCCCATTTCTTCTATGGTTAGATATATAACTTTGATACTAGTAACATTATTACTACCATCGAATTTTATGGATAGTGTTTTTGTATCCGTAATTAACCCAGTTGTTGTTCTATATGGGTCTAGTAAATAGATTGGTACGTAGCTTACAGCTGTGTTGTTTCCGTCTCCCGCAAAATCGGCCGATTCGTATTGAAAAAATCCATTTGCTTGAATGAAAGTTTCGTATGTAGTTTCATTATTAGAATTATTTAGCATTGATGTTTCTATGCCAGTCAACATTATTTCAAAATCTAGAGGCATATTTGTTCTATCATGGCTTAAATTATGATCACTTCCGTTATTACTTGCAGCAATTGTTGTTTCTCCTCGAATAGGATCAATTATATTTACTGCCATATTAAAGACAGGAAAAGTATTTCCATTTGATATGAAAAATCTGCCTTTTACTCTTAGATTTTTACCAGTTGAAAAGTATCTAGCAGGAAATGCAGTTGTTCCTTTGTATATAGGTCTGCTATTAGTATTAGGAAAGGTATATGCTGCTATTCCTGTGAACAAATTTACATCATAGGCGCTATTCTGGATATAATAATCATAGTATGTAGTCTCTCCAGGAGATCCGTAATAGCTATATATTGTTCTATTGCTCCAACCTGCAATTCCATTTATATTATGGTTTGGTGTTTGATGTTTAATAGGTGTAAATAATAATGCCATGTATATTATATTTTTGCTATAGTTTCCATTCTCCTTTTATACTCACTGTATAGCTAGGATTGTTATTTGTTAAAACAGCGTTAATAAGTTGCGTACCTCCATCATAACTAAAGCTAATAACGGCTTGTTCTGTGTTTATTGAATATTCTGTTTTATCGTGTAGTGAGGAATTTGTTGAGGTTGTTTGTTCCGTATAATATATTTGTTCAGTAGTATATTGAAAAGGGATTGTTACTTGTATTTGGCCAGTTCTGCTTGGTCTACCTAGAGTGTCTTTATCATATTGAAGATTATAGTTTACATAGATTGTTCTATAAGTTGCAGGGTCTACCGTAAATAGTGTTGATGAAGTAGAAACGCCAGTTGTGCCAGAGAATACTGTTCCACCTCCACCCGATGATAATAATTTCCAATTTGTAGTGATATTCCAATCTGCTGATGAAGTTCCATAAAATCCATAAAATTGTTGAGAACCGGTAGCAAATATTATACTTCCGGGATTTCTTTTATCCGAAGGTACACTTCCCGTAGCTGATAATGAATTTATTACATATGCATTTCCTCTTAATTGCGATGCATCTAACAATGCATAATTGGAGTTGTTGTGTTGTAATATATCAGGATAATTTAATGCCATTTTATTTTTATATTTTTAACTTATTGCCAATGATGTCCCATCACTAAATGCTCCAAATGCATTTGACCTATAAATTCTAATTGTTTGAGTTCTACCATATTGATTCAAAATAGTAACATCTATTGGCGATGTGCCAGATAAAAACGCTCCTAAAACAGGTGTTGCGCCATCTTGAACTACTCCCGATAAATTACCATATGAAGATGGGTATATTATATATGTATAATTACTTCCATTATTATTAGCGCTTGCACACAATACTGTCCAACTTTTTCCTGTATTAAGTGCTGTATCTACCACATTTACATCCGCAGATCCAGTTGCTGCGTAAAATGTGGTAGAATTTGTTATTAAAGTAGGACTTGCCAAAAACCAACTTCTAAATCTCCAACTTAAAGTTGATGCGTTTGCGCTTATAACAGCATTATTATCAGGCCTACGTACTTTCAATGTAAATGAAACATTACCAGCCGCAGTTGGTGCATCGGTGATAGTGCTTGCAAAACTTAAATTATTTGTAGAAGATAATGTGCCAGGTAAAGATACATCTACAACATCACTAGTACTTGTACCACTTAACGTATAACTTGCACTTACAGCAAATAATCCACCTGGATTGGCCGCTGTTGTTGTGAATGATACTGATGATATTGAAACCGATTGTCCAACTTCTCTTGCTGCTGTTGATATATTACTTGCACTAAATTTTAAAGTAGGCGTACCCAATGTAACTGGAATATATGTTACAAGCATTTGATTAAAAATAGTTTCAAGAGATGTTCCAACTGATAATGTTGTGCCTGATGATAATGCACCAACCGTTTGATTTGTAATTATTTGCGCCTGTAATGTGGATGATCCCGTAATATTATTGGCATATATATTTCCAGATAATCTAATATCACCTGTTATCAATTTGTCTAATGGAACTAATGTTATAGTTGCGCTACCACTTCCTATCTGTAATGACGATGATGCTTGGTTTAAATAAGCTTCACCATCGCTTAATGATATATTTGGTGTGCCACGTCTTAGTTGTAATATACCAGCCATTTATAAATAATTTGTTTAAATAAGTGGTACATTTTTCCATACATTGCCGGTATAGATGTATAGTCCAAATGTTTCTTCGTTTCCCATACAAATAATAGAACCAACTTCCGCATTTTCTGGCAATACATTAACGGGTGTTAGTTTTAAAAAATCAGTTACATTAACTGATCCGTTTACATCCAATGTGTGCTTTGGATTTGCATTACATATTCCAATTTTACCATTACTTACAGCCTCTTTGGTAGGTAATCCGGTTGTATCGGAATATGTGCCACTTCCAAATAATACTCCACCAATATTAATTGAACTACTAACTCCACTATCCAATGTTATATTTGTGCCAATTATAATATTGTTTCTGCCTATACCATCTCCATCATAATTTTTTCCAACTCTATATCCTATTAAAATGGAATTATCAGAGTCTATTGTTGAATCCCCCGCCTCATATCCTATGAATACACAATCATTGGCATTTTTTGTAAAGCGGCCGGAGTTACTACCTAAAAATACTGAATTATTTATACCTTCTACATCTTCTGCTACATTTTTTCCAAAGAATACATTATTTGCTAAACCACAATATAGAGTATCTCCTCTCAATTCTATTGGATAAGATGAACTTGCGGCTTGAGTAGCATAATCGGAATTTAATGAGTGCAATGATTCACTTGAGTTAGATGCAGTACCTTCTAAATTTCCAATAATAGCTTTATCAACTATCCATTTAGAAATTTGTGTATTATACATTATTGATGCTTCAGTATTATCAACACTGTTTATTGCTTTGAATCCGGCAACTGGCATTTGTTCTCCGTGTGCAGTTACTTTTATTATATTTTCTTGTGTAATTACTTCTGAAGCGTTAATTTTATAATCTGCTATTAAATTTCCTAATACTTTTAAATTTTTATTTATAGTAATAGAACCCTCTATTGTTTGTACAGCTTCTACACTTCCAGTTGTTACATATTTTTTCGTAATTATATCATTTGATATATTAGCAAATTCACTTGTTTGGGAATATGATGAAGATGTAGATGTGCCAATAAATTCACCCGTAAAACTACCACTATTATATGTGGATGTAAAATTATTAAAATCTTCAAGACGAGTGTAATCGGGTGCGTTATTAGCGGTTTCAGCAACTAATGCAGTTTCAGCGTGCTTTATAATTCCTCTGGTAGCAATTGCATATTCTGCAACCAATGCATGAGATGCGGTTTGGGCAGTTGTTGCGTTTCCTTCTAAATTTCCAATAAATTTATTAGCTTGTAATTTACCGTCTAAAATTATATCTCCGTATGATATTGTATTTAACGCAACTAGCGTTGTGCGGCCGTTTAATCCACTACCAATTTGTATTGTTCCTAAATCTTTATTTAGATACAACTCTCCATCGGTAATCGATGTAGTATTATCTCCTCTTTTAATCTTAAAGGCTATTGACATTTATTGTAAGTTTAATATAAATATCTTTAAATATTAAATTACAAATAAAAATAAAAGTGATTATGTCAATATTGTTTTTTTGTTACCATCCATATCTTTGAATATTTCTTGGTAGCTATTACGAGGCTTATATTTTACAGATCCTTCTTTTTGTTTTAGAGTCTTTACTCCTAAAGGGTCACGTCCCATAGGGTGGTCATCTTTACCATATCTAACCGGGTCTTTAGGTCTACCAACTTTACCTTCTTCTTCCAATTCATCTTTTATCTTTTGTATTTCTTCTTCTATATTTGTTGGTTCTTCCGATTGGTCGGCCGGGTCAACGCCTTGTGATTCTATTGAAGTTAATCGGAAGTTTTGTTTAGTATCTTCTAATATAGCAAGAGTTTGTTCATCTTGTTCATCTTTAGCCATACCCATAATTGCTTCATACATCCATTCTTTTGAGAACATTTTTGTTTGCTGCATTTGTGATATTAATGCTACCTTTGATGTATACAATTCAACCTTTTCTTGCTCATATATTTTTGAAGGTATCGTTAATTCTATTGTAAAATCGGTTAAGCGGTCATCATTTATTCCTTGAGCATATAAATGTATAATTGCTACTTTTGTTAATTCGGAAATAAGAACTCTTTGTATTCTTTCAATAGTTTTTGCAAATCTTACATCCATAGCCGCAAGTGTTGCTTTACCATTGGTTTCTTCCTCGTATCCCATATATGCTTTTGGAATTTTAAGAGCTGCCATCATTTTATTTTTAAGATAATTGATGTCCTCTATCATATTATATTCCAATCCTTTAAGGGTATCTATTGATGTTCCGTTATCATTACCACGAACAGGCATATAATAATCTTCAATAAGATTTTGCATATTATATTTCAAATTATATTCACCGGTCTTTTCATCTACAAATGGTACTTTTTTAGATGAATTAATAATTTTTTGCATGTAGTTATCCACTTCGTTTGGTGGAATATTACCAACATCAATTTTGAAGATACGTTTTTCAGGAGCTCTCATTACTCTATGAATCAACATAGCATCTTCCATTAACATTAATTGTTTCCAAATACGTCTACCGCCTTCTAACATTGACTTACCATATGGTAGGAAGTTTGAATCCGAATTTAAACGAAAATGTGCTATCTCATAATTTTCAAATTCTTTCTTTGCAGTCATTCCATAAGCTCCTAATGGGTTTTGGTATGGTGCATATACAAATTTAACTCTTTGTGGATTTGCTGGATCAAATTGTTCAACCCGACTGATTTCGTATGGGCTATATGGGAATACATTTACAATACCAATTTTATCAGCAATTTCTAATTGTAGAAAGAAATCGCCATATTTAACCAGATTTCTTGTCCAAGGCCAAAGGTTAAATTCTAAATTAAGAATATCATAAAAAAGGTTTTCAAGTATTTGTTTTACATTATCATCTTCGTGGTGTATTTTTAATACATTACCAAATTCATTTCTAGCAGAAGATTCATCAGCGTATATATCTAACGCAGAAGATAAGATTGGGTCTTGGTCCATAGAATCGTAATCTCTAAAAAGGTCTATACGAACTTGTTGATATGCAAGTGATGAGTCTATCTGGCCTGTGCCGTAGTTAGTGACTTTTAACTTCATAAATCTATCAACCAAGTTGGTAGTCATATTTTGATACTCGTCCGTATCAACGACACGCGTTCCTTTGCTTGTTTGACGAACTATTGTGTTAGTCGAAAATAATTTTTGTAACCTACTAAATATTGATGTATCTGCCATTTTATTATTTTATTAAATTCAAAGATATGTAAAAAAATTGGTATTACCAAGTTCTACATGCCCAATATCTCGCTTTCCATCTTGGACCTGGATTATCGCAATTCATTCTTGCTCTAAAATTCTTTCTTCTTTCAGGGTTATTTTTCTTTATAACCATTCTTTTACCTCCAGCTGATTTACCACCAAATCCAAAGTTTACTTTAACTACATTACCACTACCATTCTTCACATATACTTTGAATTTTTTAATATCACCTTGCATTATCTTACCAAGCTTTACAGTACGTCCCTGATACTCTGCTTCTAATAAGCAAGGACAAGTTGCTTCGGAAAGTAATTGATTATATTCCCTCATAAACTTTATGAAGTCATGTTGTTCTTCTGTAGTTTCAACATCATATTCCTCTATATCATCCGTGTCGCCATAATATCCACCAGGCTGCCCAGTGGACGGGTTCATTGGTGCTTCCTCACTCATAGTTCTTGTGGCCATTGAGTCGCTTGGATAGCGAGGTGGTTCTGCTTCCCAACAATTTCCGTTTTCATCACAATTTAATTCTTCACATTCAGTACACATCGCATTTTCTCCTAAACTAGTTACCATTCCTGAAACTATTTTATCCGTTATTTTATGATTTTCATCATTAAATGCTTTAAGTATAGCAAGATACATCATCTGGCCTCCTTTGATACGTTTCTTTTCTATTTTTAGTTTTTTACCATTTTTTAAGGTTACTAAAATATAATCTGGGTTTGTGTTTTCTTCCCAATCAGTATATACATAAGATGCTTCATTTACCGATTCACTACAGCTTCTCCAGCCGCCGCCTTTTGATTTATAATTTTTTGCTGCCCATCCATTTGCATATGCGGATGGGTAAACATCAAATTTGGATTTAGCTGCCGATTTAGATGCAGCCCATTTTGCTGTATCAGTTGGGCAATTTTTCTCTAAAAATAGTTCTATTTTTTCTTCAATGTTCATAGTTTCATTTTTTTTCTTTCCTTGGCAATGTGCTTTTTGAGAAAAACCTTTTGGATTATTACAATCTATACTATTTTTATATTTTTGACTCCACTCTTCATTTTTTGATTTAGTAGAAACATATATTGGTGTTTTACCTTGCCCACTACTACTCTTACCACCTCTATCGGCATCATTTTGTGCAGCACGTTTTCTTCTAGTAGCACTTTCCTTTTCTTTCTTACTCATTCCAGCTGCTTTTGCCGCGGGTACACATTTTGCATATCCACTTTTTTCTCCAGAAGTTCCACATGGCGGGTGTTTACCATCTACTTTTTTTCCTATATTTACCCACTTTTCTTTAAACCACTTATCCAAGTCTTCATTAACAGGTGTATTATCGTTGCCGCATTTATGGCAAAGATAGGGATTTGTTTCTCCACCATCGTAACCATCGGATATATCCCATTGCCAACCACATTTATCACAAATTATTGTGCTACCTTCAATTTTTTCTTTTAATATATCTTTTAGTTTTGTCATTCAATCTATAAATATAAAAAAATCAGCTTTACCTTAATAACCAAGTTAAATTCTCTTGCTCACCATTTCCTATATCCATTTGGTACGGATTTGATTTCATTGCGTTTGTAGCATGAAAACCCTGATATTGATTCATTTGCGTTGAGTTTAGCATAGTTTTTGTTAAATCTATTCCCTCTTGCTTCAATCTAAGCGCTGTATTTCTTACCCATAAACCTATTCCCAATGCCATTGTAAGGTCATCATTATATCCCTTCATAGCTTCTGCTCTGCCACCATTCCAAATGAAAGTAAATAATTCATCTACTAATCTTATTGAACGGATTAGTATATCTTTGTTTTGAATATATGAATCCAATGAAGAAATAATAAGAGGTCTAGTCTTTGATGTAGTAGAAAACCCTGCTACCATTTGACGTTCATCTCTATAAAATTTATTACTCATTTGCCTTTCAACATCAATATATTTAAGGTCATTACTCATATAGAATAAGTTACCATATCCCCTATCTATAATTTGTTGAATAGTTGCCCAACCCACATTTGAGTTTTCTACAACAAGTAGGGCGTTATTATATTCGGTTGCTAATGCTGTTAGAAAGTTTCCAAAATCTTTTGTTTCAATCTTACCCCTATACTCTCCAACTTGCGAACTATCTACTATATCAATAACTTGAGCAGTAGAGTAATCCGAGCCATCACCACGTGCAACGTCAGCTACAACCATATATTGACGGTTATAGTTTGGA